GTGAGAACACCTTTAGAGATTTTGAAATTTAATTTACAAGAAAAACAGTATCCTTATTTTGAGGATAAAGAGCTAGAATTGCTACTAGAAATCAATAATAATGATGTAGAAAAAGCAAGTTATAAAGGGTGTATTCTAAAAGCAATTGCAGATGATGGAATAGAAGTTGCAGATATAAAGTTACAAAGTAATAGAGCCTATTGGTTAACTCTAGCAGAGCATTTCAAAGAAGAGCAAAAGATTCTAAAGAATCAAACTTCTATGGAAAGAGTTGATGAACATTAATGAATAATATAAATAGGGCAAAAATAAGTAAAAATATATATGAACATCTAGAAAAAAAAGACTTATTAAGAGAAATAAAAATATTAAGAATAGGTAAAAATGCTTTTGAAGAAAAACTAGATGAAGTGTATGTATGCACTATAAGGGGATATTATTATAGAAATAATAGTAATATAATTACAACTTCTATGGAAGGACTGGAATTTAATAATTTATATAATGATAAATTATTAATTATCTATAATGATATAAGCTCTAAAATACAAAAGGATGATTATTTTATATTAGATGGAACTAAGTATGAAATAGTTGACACAGGAAATATTCAAAACCTAGTATTTGATATGATATTAAACAGGGTGTGATGATATGAGGGAATTTGAAGTAAATATAGATAGTGTTATTGATGGATTATCTGAATTTGAGATGCAATCTAAAACTGCTATAAGTGGGTATGCAGATATTGCCGCAAAGAAGCTAGAAGAAGATGCTAAAAAGAATGCACCTTGGAAGGATCAATTAGATATGGATATTGAAACAATTAAAGGTGGAAAACAGTGGAAAGGCGATAGGTGTAATATTTATATTACTGGAAATGAGGATTACTATCCGTCTTTAGAGTTATGTAATGATAAAAAATATGCAATATTAAAACCAACTATAGATAAACTGAGTCCACAAATACTTAAGGGGATGAGTAATTTATTTGGGAAGTGATGTAAATGTCTAAATTTAATTACAAGGTTCCAGGGGATTGCATACAGCAAGATATAATTAATAATGTTATACCAGAAACTTTATGGCAAAATGTATATTTATATTTAAAAAAATTAGGATATAATGTGTATGCTCCTGGACAAAAGAGAAACAAATGTACAGAAAGCTATGTAGTTATAAAGGAAAATGGTGTACATGCCTTAGTTGGAAATATATCTGGTTATAAACTATTTGATATTATAGTCTATAGCCCTATGGATCAATATTCCACTATAGAATTTTATGTAGAGAATATAAAAGAAGCTTTAAAAAAAATAGAAGATCTTAGGCCTACAGGGAATGAAACACCAAGCGTTATAGATTACGATGTACAAGCTTACACTACAAGCATAGAATATCAACAATTTAAAAGTTTAAGGAGGTAATTTAATGACAAGCGGAAAAACTTTAGTTAATGTTGTGAAAGTTAATTTTATTGATGAGGTAACAAATACAAAACATACAATAGAAACAAGCAATGAAATAGATATAGAACCTATAAACAGTAAGGGCAAAAGAGATATATTAAGGATTAAAAATAAAATTTATGGAATAAATGAAACAGATGATATTGTTATAGGTTACAAGTTAAAAATGAAGGACAATCTATTTAATATAGAAACTATGGCTTTAATAGATGGAGGAACTATACAAGATAATAAATATTGTGGAACAGAAGTAGGTATAGCAGTAGAAAGACATCCATTCACTATGGAAATATTCACAGAAGAAAAAGACTATTCTAGAACCACAGGCTATGTTAAATTCGTGTATAAGCATTGTAAAGGTAAGCCAGCTAAATATAAAATTCAAGATGGAAAATTCTTAGTGTCTTCATATGAGGCTGAAAGTATACCATTTAGAAATGAGAAACCTGTAGAAATAGAATTTTTAAATAAATTACAAGAGAATAATAATGGAGAAAAGCCAGGAGAATCTACTCCAATTGAAGATATAGGAGTAGAAGGTGGAGAAGTAGAAAATAAAAATCCAGATGTAGGGGTAAGTATAACTAACAGGGTAGTGTGGAGTTTTTCAAATAAAATTAATCAAGATGATGTTAACCTAGAAAACTTTATTATAAAGAGAAAATCTGATAATTCTAGAGTAAATGGAAATGTAACTATAGATGATACTAAGAAAATAGTAACATTTGTACCTGATTCTTTAGCAATAGATACAGTTTATATTGCTGAAGCTAAAGAAATAAACAAATTAGATGGAAGTGGTAAAACCACAGCATTATCCACAGAATTTAAAACAATAAAGATTAGATAGTGAGGGGATAATAAAATGGATTTAAAGGTAACTAATATAGAAGATTTAAAAAAAGCAGCTCAAGATGAAGTAATTCAGTTGCCACAATTTAGCCAAGGGATACCTTTTAATGCTAGAGTTAAAAGAGTATCTCTTTTAAATTTGGTAAGAAAAGGAGTAGTGCCTAACAAATTATTAAGTGCAGCAGAGGAACTATTTTATGGTAAACAGAGTTCAAAAGAGAATGTTGATTTAGCACAAATGACAGATGTTATGTATATTATGGCCGAAAATGCACTTGTAGAACCTTCCATAGAAGATTTAAAAAGTGTAGGATTAGAGCTTACAGATGAACAAATAGTAGCATTGTTTAATTATACACAGGAAGGTGTAAGTGAATTAGACTCCTTTCGTGAAGAGTCAGAGAATACTGAGTGTAATATCAATAAGTAAACAATATAGACAAAGGCCCAGTGAAATTATAGGGTTGACTAATGATTATGAGGCTTTTTGTTTTGATGAGGCCTGCGTTTATATATTAAATGAGATTAGTAAAGAAGATGCTAGAGAGCCTAAGTTTATAGATGGAGATAGAATAAATAAAGCTAATAATGAAGATGTGATTCAATGGTTAAATGCTAATAATAGAAAATAGATTTTTAAATTTAAATTATTATTTAAATGAAGTTAGAAAACTTTTTATTCCCAAAGGTGGGAGGTGAGAAACAACATGGCAGTAAATGTAGGAGAGGCAGTTGCCCATTTAACATTAGATACTAGTGAATTTAAAAAAGCACTTAATGGAGCTGGAAAAGACTTAGAAATATTTGTGCATAAAGTTGAGAAAGAAAAAACTAGAATTGAAAAATTACAAGAAGCATTAGCCAAAGAAGCAGGAACTTTAAGCAAAATAGGAAAATCTATGGAAAAACCTAGTGCTGCGGCACAAAATCTTCTTAAAACTGGGATGAAAAATACTCTTGCTGAAGAGACAAAGAGTAAGAACCCCAAAAAGGGTCCTGCTAATATTGCAAAGGGCAATTATGATAAAATTCAAAAAGATATACAAGCTTCCATAAAAAAAGTACAAGATTCTTTTGCACAATTACAAACATCTATAGTAAAACAGTTGATACCTATATTTAATAATCAATTAGTACCTATATTGAATAATAAATTAATCCCAATATTTACAAAGCTAGCTAATAAAGCAGTAGAATTAATGAATTCATTTAATAAATTGCCTAATCCTGTGAAAAACGCTATTGCAATAATAATTGTGTCAATAGCTGGAGTTGCTAAAACATTTACGGTACTTAGCAAATTAGTAGGTACTATAAATAATGTGATAGGTATATTTGGTAAATTAAAGAAAGCTGGAGGGATATTTGGATTATTAAAGACCATAATAACTTCAAAAACACTTCTAATTTTAGTTGCTATTGCAGCAATAGGACTTATAGTATATGAAGTGATTAAACATTGGGATACTTTGAAAAAATATGCTACCCGGTTTGGAAATTTCATAGCAAATATATTTAAAGGAATAGGTAGAGTTATAAATTCAATTATACAGGGGGCTATTCATGCATTTCAAGGATTTATTAGAATCCTTCAATGGGTAGGTGGAATGGTACACAACATAATAAACGGATGTATAGCAATATTTCGAGGTGTTGGAACTATATTACATGGAATTGTACAAGGTTGGATTAATATATTTCGAGGATTAGGTAATTTAGCAGGAGCACTTTTCAACATAGGCAGAAATATAGTTGAAGGTCTTATAAATGGTATAAGAGCTATGTTTGGAAGAGTAGGACAGGTAATAGGAAATCTAGCTAGTGAAATATCTAGTAGATTTAAGAAAATGTTAGGAATAAACTCTCCATCACGTGTATTTGCTGATTATGGTAATTTTATTGGAGAAGGTCTTATACAAGGTATAGATAATCAAGAAAGCGCCATAAATAATAAATTTAAAGGTATAGCTAATAAAATTAAAGGATTAGGAAATGTAAGACCAAATTTTAATGGATTAAATAATATGTCACTTAGTGGAGCATATGGTGGTACTTATGCATCTCCATATGGACCTAATAACATGAATAAAAGTATGGGACTTACACAGGATATAAAAATGTATGTAACTATACCAAATGCAGATAAAGAAGGGGCTAATAAGATAGCTAATGAATTTAAACAAATGACAGAAAGTTCTATGAAAAATGTTATGACAGGATTATTTATGAATGATGTATTGAGAGATTAGGGGGTGGCTTATATGGACTTAAATAGAATAAAAGATTTTAAAGTAGATTTGCTTTATGAAGATAGAAAAAATACAGGTGGCGTAATAACTAATTATAAGCCACCTCGTCCTGCTTATTTTCGTAAGGGTATTAGAACAGTACAAGGATACACATATTTTGAAAAAAGTGTTAAAAGTGACTGTATTATTGAGTTTACAGTTGCTTTTAATATAAAAGGAGAAAATGATGAGGAAACACAAAGTAATATAACTAAGTTTTTAGACTTTAGAAAAAGTTATTCAGGTAGATTCATATTTGTAGATGAATTTGGAATTCAATATAAAGGATATTTACAAAATAAGTTTGAGATAGATACTCCTATCGAAGGTGATATATATTATATAAATTTAGAGCTTTTATGTAATCATGAAGCTAGTGGATGGGTGAAAGATAATGGCAAAATGTAAAGTAGAATTTTATAAAAAAAATGGCTACCAAGCCTTTGAAAATGGTGATGCTAATAAAATAACCTTAGAACATTGTTTAGTGTCAGTTAAAATAAATAGAACTTTAACTACACCTACTGCTGAAGCTACTGTTACAGCACAATATGAGAATCTACCCACAGCTATTTTTGCAGGAGGAACGCAAGGTGTAATAGATAATTTTGCACAGATAAAAATTTATATAGAGGATGTACTTCAATTTACAGGTGTAATTAAAAAATACGATTATAATACACTTGATAAAACAATAGAAATTACTTGTCATGATATGTATTATAGAATGTTAAATTTATGTGATAAGGAATTAAAATTTTATAATAAAACCGCAGCAGATATAATTTCTACTGTTGTATCCGATGCAAAATGTAGTTTTCAAAGAGGTGGAGGAAATAATTATACTGTGCCTAAATTAGAATGTGAAATAGGTACTATGTATAATGATATAATTAGTAATTTGGTAGAAACTATGTATGCCAGAATAAGGGCAAACAAAAACGGTACAATAATATTAGAAGAGCAATATCCTGCTTATAATGAATCAAATCATGAAGCAAATCACCATGATTATGTTTTATCTGTTGATACTAATTTATCTAGTGAAACTGCCAGTAGAGATTCTAGTTTAATGAGAAATATATTAAAGATTTGTTGTAATGATAAATATTCTATTTTTGAATCCAAAGCTATGACTAGTTATTTAAATGGTGAAAGATGGGTAGATATAATTGATAATCCATTAGCTAGTACTCCATTATTAAAACAAAAGGTAGCAGGATATAAATTTTTAGATATGTGGAGGGAGAGTACTGCTTTAAATGTAGTACCAGTAACTGGAATACCTAATATTGATTTAGGACAAGTAGTTAAATTAGTAAATAATCAAAGAGGTAATGGCTGGTATTTAATTGTAGGAATAAGTACAGAAATAAATGCTGACACATATGTAGATACATTGCAATTACAAGGTATGCGAGATAAAACAAAAGTGTATGACCAATGTATCCAAATAGGCAGTGGAAGATTGAAACAATAGTAGGTGATTAAAATGGCACATATGGGATATAAAAATTTTAGGGAGCCAGTAGTATATATTTTAAATCAAGAATTAAGAAAAAGAAATTTCAAAAATCAAATAAATACAAATGAAGATTCAAAATATGCTGGGGAATTACCCGAATATCCATGTAGAATAATTAGAGATAGTAATAATAAGGCATATAAATTTATATATGCTAGTGGAACAGATATGCAATGGCAAGAAGAACTAATTAGAAATGCAGAAGGTAAGGTATATAGAATTAAAACAACGTACCCTAATAATACAAATAAAACAATACAATTAATTAAAGATAATCATGGTAAATTAGAAACAATAGATTATGTATAGGAGGTGGCAATAATATGGGATTACCTTCCTATGTAGTCAACTTTGATGAACTATCAGATCTTATTAAAGATTATTTACAAAATGGTGTGAAAGTTGACATAGGCAATATAAATTTTTCTACCAAAGATATGGAAAATTTATTATCAGAAATTAAAGATAAAATACAAGGTGTAGATTATAATGATTTAATAAATGCGTTAAATGCTTTAGGTGTAAAGTTAGATAATTTAAGTGGAAATTTAGGTATATCAGGCACACAGAAAATTTATGGGAAAATGCTAGAGATTCCTGCAGTAAAAGGACAGCATATAATAGAATTTAAGGGAAATGGACAAATAACAGGTATAACATATTCTCAATCTAGTTGGAGATTTGAAGATAGCTGGGATTTACAAGTAGGTAATGATAAATTATTTGAAAGTGTACGCACTAAAGAATATGGTGAACATAAATTTTTAAATGTATTTTATCCTATAAATGGTACAGTCAAATTTATTTACAATAATATTAGTGGAACTAGTAAAGTTTTATGGGTAGATTTTAATATATTAGAAAATAGTAATTTACCTACACCTACTACACCTACTATACCTACCACTAGTGAAAAAAACTATAGATTTTTAGCTATAGGAGAAAGTGAATATACTTTACAAGGCGCTAATAACCTTATGGGTTGCACATATGATGCTGACAATATATCTAATTTATTTAAAGAGCATAAAGAAAGTGCTAAATTTACAAAAAATATAGTTGCAAAAAATAAAACTAAATCAGAAGCATTAAATTTAATAAAAAACACTTTTCAAGATGCACAAGATAATGATATTAGTTATTTGTTTTGGTCTGGACATGGTACTGTATATGAAGATAAGTTTGCTTTAGTAGCAAAAGATAACATAATAACAGTATATGAATTACAAACAATACTGGATGATATAAAAGGCACTAAGGTAATATTTATTGATACTTGCCACAGTGGACTTGCTATAGATAAAAATTTTGCATATACATTAGCTGTAGTGGAGGAGAAACTTAGAAGTATAGACAAAACATTAAATAAACAAGGATATAAGGTTTTAACAGCTAGTGCAGGGTCAGAAACATCCGGTGACTTGAGCGCTGGATATAATGGAAATCCTAATCCTTCAGGAGCTTTTACATGGGCATTAACACAAAGCATTAAAACTAAAAAATCTGATAAAGATAAAAATAGAATTGTAACTTTGGAAGAATTATATCAAAGTGTATTACATTTTTATGATGAATTTAATATTAAAAATCCTTATTTAAAGATAACACAAACAGCTCAAGTTTATCCAAGAAATGATACAAGTTCAATCTTTGAATATAAAGAAGGTGCTTAATTTGAGCCTACCTAAGTATATAATTAATTTTGAAGAGCTTACAGAGGATTTAAAAAATCATTTATTAAGTCTGATAGATGATAATATAAGAACTAATTATCCAGAGATAAATACCAACAATATACAAGATTTACTACAACAATTAAAGAATTTATTGCCAAGTGTACAATATGAAGGATTAAAGAAAAAAATTGATGCCTTTATATACAGAAAAATTGAAGGCATTCAAAAGGTGAAAGGTATATTATTAGATATCCCAGCAATACAAAATGATTACAAAGAACAATTTAAATTTGATAAAGATGTATATATTACAGGATTGCATTTTAATCAAACAGGCTGGAAAAAGGAAGATAAATATAGCTTAGAAATTAATAAAATTAAAATAATAGATAATGTAACAACTAAGGAAATAGGAGAGCATAAATACTTTAATACATTCTATAAAGTAAATGCTAATACGCCTATTTCTTTTGTTTTTCATAATTTAAGCGGCAATAGTAGACAGATAATTGTGGATTTAGAGTATATAGATGGAGAAGATTCTAGTATTACAGTAGAGCCACCACCAGGCATAGAGGATATAGATAATGAATGGGATATAGCAGTAGTAATGAATTGGGAAGAAAATACAGATGCAGATATAGATTTACATGGCAAGATAGATGATAAAAAAGTTTGGTATGGGAATAAATCCTATGATGGATTTTATCTTAATTTTGATTATACAAGTCATAAAACAAACAAAAATCCTGAAATAATAAGTGTTAAAGGGTACAAAAATAAAAAGCTTCTTATAAGTATAAAGAATTTTAATGGAGTAGAACTAAAAGAACCTGTAACTTTGGAAATATATCAATATAGACCTTATGGTAATAAACTACTTAAAAAATTTAATGTGAATTTAGATACAAATAGAGATTTAAAAGATATATTTATAATGGACTTAAATACTTTAAAAATAACAAATTTAAATAAATAATTGATAACAGGAGGTAGATAAAATGGCTACAGATAATTTTTATTTTGTTGAAGGAAATACAAGTGTAAAAAACTTAGTAAAAACATTAGCAGCTGAAATAACACAAAATTCAGGTATATATAAATGGGATTTAGTTTATCCAGATAGCATAAATAAAATAGGGTCAGCAGGAGAAGGAAGTACAATAAATCTTATAAAAGATAACTCTAAGACAGATAAAGTAGATACTGTATTTACAGTAGGTTCTCAAAATGATAAGTGTATTATAAAAGCAACAACAACCTATGGAAAAGAGTTTTATGTAAAAATAGATAGAGAAGAAGCGGACTTAACAAAAGAAGAAAAAAAGGCATTAATTGACTTTAATAAGTTGCATACTTATTATAACGGCAATGGGGATAGTTTTAGTAGAACAGATGCACAAGTATTAGAAATGATGGCTGGAGTTTCTGATAGATGGAGTAAAAGTGGTGATTATGATGTTTATGTCAGTGCTATGACTAAAAGCAATTCTATAAACAATATAAAATTGCAAATATCAGATAAATTAAACGCAGATAAAACAGATCTAGGTATATCTAAAAATATACAAGCTGAATATAATTATAGATTAGCATGGTATAGAAAATTACAACCAGAAATAAAAGACTTTTTACCCGTTCAATATTGGATAAATGTAACTAAAGATAGTATAAACTTAGTATTATGTGGAGATCCATCTGCGGATGTTCATCCTTATGAAAACTATCTTACATCTTATGCTTATATTGGAGCTTTAAAACCAGTAGAGGATTCAGCTTATACAGATGATAAATATAATTTTGGTATAACTGTATCTTCTGATATAGAACCAAATTATTCAAAGGTTTATGGAGAAAGAACTGCAACAGGAGTAACAGATGTTTGTATGATAGCTAATAAAATAGGTATGCCATATCAACCACATTATCCAGCTTTTTATGCTACTAATCCTTTTATGGATAAATGTAATGTAGAAGGTAGTAGATATAATCATAAAAAACATCAATTCTCAGATATAACACTTGTACATCCAGTTGATATGGAAAGAGGTAAAATGATTAATGTACTTGTAGGTGATGCCAGTGCAATAAACGATACAGATAGATTAGCATATAAGAAAGATACAGAAGAGGAAGAATATTATAAGAAATTTAAAATTACTGCGCCATATTGTTTCTTAAACAATAGTGCTAATATAAATTATTGTGTTGCTATTAGATGTTATAAAACAACTAAATAAGAGAGGTGGTATAAATGCCCCTACATAAAATACCCCTATGTAGTTTTGAATATGTAGGGGACAATGCTTTTTCTAGTGGAACTTTTATATACGATACTACAGAAAAAGTAGTAAAGACTACAGAAAAATTATTTTACAAAGAAACAATGGGTGAAATAGATAAAATTAAAGGAGATAAATTATTTTATAAAGAACCTAAAGATAATATAGAGAAAGAAAAGAATAAATATATATCCAAGAAAATTACTGATATAAAAAAAGAATTTGAAAAAGAGTTAGAATTAAGAAATAAAGAAGTAAATAAAAACAATACTATATCTTTAGATAAAATAAAATATATAAGTATAAATAGAATAACAAGTAAGGAACTTGATGTAAGAAAAAATACAGATATATCTATATGTTATAACAATAAGTTATTGGTAAGAGAAATTCTACAACTAAATAAAGCTAATAATTTAATAAATTTATCTATAGATAGAGAAAATCTACAACTGAATAAATTCAAAAGTATATATACAGATCTAATAGTAGAAAAAGAAATATTTAAAGGTGAATCTTTACAAAATTTAAAACTAGAGAAGTATATAAATATAGAAAAGAATATTGGATATTATCTTTATAGAATCTATTGCAAGGAAATAGATATAGATAAATTGAAGTTTGCTGAGAAACATGGATTTAAAAATATAAATAAAAATAAATATAGATTTATAGATAGATCCAATTTAAAAGAAGTGGCTAAAATAAGTAATAAAACAATGTTAAACAAAGATATTATAATTGGAATAGATATAGATACAAGTATAAATAATTTAAAAATATTAGATTTAAAAGATATAGATAGAAATTATAAAACTATGTTAATGTATAATATAGCTCTAAAGGATATAGAAAAATATAGAATTAAAAATGCATTAAATAAAATAGCACATAAAGAAATATGCAAAGACCATAATAAAAAATATTTTTATAAAGATGTATTTAAATTTATAGATAAAAGTATCAATGGGTATTTATATAGGCAAGCTATAAGATCTATATTTAAATATAATAATAGATATTTAGATAGGGAATATACAACTAATATATTTAAACATAACGAAAAATATTTAGATAATAGCCCTATAATTAATATCTATAAGCAGATAGAAAGAGATTTATTAAATTTAAGTATATGGCAAATTTATAGACAAAGTAATAAATATTTAAATAATGGAGCTATAAGACAAATATATACACCTAATAAAAATAAGTTTATTGAAATGACCAAAAGATGGTGGTGGTTAAAACCTACAAATCCAACGGATAGGCTAATTGTTCCTAATAAAGATTATATATATAATAATGATCTATTAAATAATTTAGATTATGAATATCTAAGATTTAATAATCATCCTATTGAATGGGGGAAAGATTGGGGAGTGGATTATAACATTCCACCTATGACAATTAGTATTGAAATAATGTTAGATTTAATAAATATCTTAATAATGATATGGCATAAAAATACGCAAGCTTGGTTAAATTGCACAGGTAAAGAATCTATCCAATTTATAATGGAATTAATTTATGATTGGTATACGTTAGATACATCAAGTCCAAATGCAGATTATATTAGAGCATATAGATGGATCAGGTGGGAGGCTGAAAAGGTATACTTCCTTAATACTGAAAATGGATTACAAGCTATAGGATTACTTATAGCTAATTTAATAGATTATCTAAAACAACATCATTTTAATTTAGTACCAATTTGGCATAATCCGAAAGCTATGGATATTGAAAGGAAATTTAATAAAGTAGCAACTAATGGTGATATTATGAAAGATTTAGATAAACTAAAAGGTAAGAGAAATTACATGATAGAAACACAGAACTTTGAAAAGAAAAATATATTTGGGAGGTAGATAGTATGTTAACAAGTACAATAGATTTTAAAAAAACTAGACAAAAGATGTGGGGAATATTAAAAAATAAAACCTTAGCCCAATTACCATACGGCCATGAAACAGATAAAAATGGAAGTGAAATAACATCTTACGCTACTAATTGTTATGAAGATGCACTAGAGGAAGCACATACATTATTAGCAAATGGTATAGGAACTAAAGATATACAAATAGTTGAGTTTGTACCATATGATTATATAATGCAGCCTAGAGTTTAGAGGTGATCTCAATGAAACTTATACAAGTTAAAAATGGATTATTAGAAGCTGAGAATTTTTTCTTGGCTTCTTCTTTTGCTGATTTTGCGGGAGAAAGCAATATAACTAGAGATATTAAAACAGGTAAATTAAAACTAATAAGTAATAATAAAATAGAAAGAAAATTTAATTATAAAGAATTTGTTATTGAGGTTGAAAAAGAAAATTTCAATGATATAAAAGATATGGATTATTCCATGCTTTATTTAGGGAATAGCGATCATATTTTTGGTATTAAGGATTTAAAATCAAATGAACAAAATAGATATTGGAAAATACTTAAGAAAGATAATTATATACAAGCTTATTCAAGTAATGATGGCAAAAATTATACAAACATGGGCGGAATGGAATTTGCAGAGCCACTTACAAAGCAAGGTTTTATGAAGTATAGTGATGAAGATTTTATATTAAATAATTACAAGGTTTACGCTAATCCCTATGTAACTATTCAGAATTTCCCAGAAAATACTTTATGTGAATTATATGATTTAGATAATAATTTAATTAAAACTAGATTATTTAATTCAGATATGGAATGTAAAGTATTTATAGATAGCAAAATAAGTGGATATTTTACATTTAAAGATAGGGATGGAAAAGTGATATATACTAGTGATGCTCTTCAGTTACAATATGGTGATATGTGGGTATTTAGTCCATATAATTTTGAAATTATATATCATGGAAATGTAGTAACTAATGTTAGTCCTGCTATGCTCCAAGATTTAGAAGAGCTAATAACAATTAAAAATATAGGAGATAAGGATTATAACAATATTAAAATAGGAACTGAAACACCTAGTAATGATTTAATACAATTATCCTTCGATGGTATAAATTATGCAGACTCTTTAACTATAGATAGTATAAAACAGCGTGAAAGTAAAGGTATATATGTAAAAATAACTAAAAATGCAGAAAATCATAATTTTGCAGTTAGAGACTTTCACTTAGTTATTAGTGAATAGGAGGTGGCTTAATGAGTGAATTTTTTAATGTAACTTTGGACAAGGATATAATTTTAGATGATAGTGTAATTTCTAATAAAACTGGATGGTCAAGTGAGAAAATACAAAAGGAAATAATAGATAAAAGAATTACAAAATTTGAGGAGCTTGAGGATGTAGATGTTACTAATAAGAAAAATAAACAATTAGTAGCTTATTCAGAGGAAACAGGAAAGTTTACAACTATTGATGGTATAGATGCAGGAGAAATAGTTGGCGCAGGGATGAAACAAATATCCAAAATGGGTATAGTGGGAAGTGCTGAAACGCCTAGAATCGTTAACATCCCTGTTAACACAGTAGATTTTAAAGTGCCTCGTGTGAATGTTTTGAGGTATGATACAGAAAATACACAGGATTTAATATCAGTTAAAAACGAATTTACTAATGATGAGAGTAATGATTTTATTGACGATAGAATGATGACCTTTGATGGTAAAGCACATTTAGAAACAAATCATATAAGTGATTTTGAAGTTGTTCAAGATACAGAAAGCTTTACAGAATATAGTGTTAATGTGGATAAAACGCTATTTAAAAAAATAGAAGGTTTTGAAACATTTGAAGATGGAGTTATTCAAAAATTAAAGACAAAGGCTATCCCATTTGATCGTTTACTTATTCCAAAAGGTGATATGAATTTAAGTAATGTAGATCATATAGATTATTTTAGATTAACTGCTAATGGTAACAATATAAGAATAGTTTGTAGTGTGGATAGCGGTAACACATGGAAAACATTTAGTGGAGAAAAATGGGTAAATGTTAATTTAACTGTAGATGACGTAAGGAAAAGTGGGATGAATATTGCTACTTTTAATGCTATTAATGATGTATTCTGGAATGAATTAATTACTACTAAAAAGATAAGATTTGCTTATTTGTTTAGCATGGACAGCATAACAGATATTGAAGAGATAGATAAACTAGATTTGCAATATGATGGTGTTGGAAGATGGAAACAGGTTAAAGAAGACTTATATGAAGTAATTTATGCTAGTAACACATTATTGCAAGTAGAATGTAAATTTAGTGGAAATATTAAAATTAATTATTAGCTGAGTGTTATTTTTAGACACTCAGTTTTTATTTTAGAAATTGTGATAAATAATAGATTTTAAATTAAATTTTTAAAGAAAGGGTGATAAGGGTATTATGGATAATTCGATATTTTGCTATTTAGATAATTCAAATGGAAATGATTTAAATATAGGGACAACAAAAGACAAAGCTTTTAAAACTATAGGTAAAGCTAAAGATTTTATAAAAAACAATGGTGGTATTGGGGATGTGTATATAATTGGATATTATAACATTCCATCATTTGAATTAGTTAACAATGATATTTTTTTAAATATAATAGGTATTTCTAAACAAAGTGAAATATATTATGTACATCCATTTGGAGATAATGTAAACTGTTTAAAAAATGTAAATTTTTACAAACTAAAAGTTTCATGTGGTGATAGTAGATTTAATTATCATCCATATACAGAAAACGTAAATTTTTATAATTGTATTATTACTTTTTCTGGGTGTCCTTTTTATGGATATAAAAGTAATTTTTATAATTGTATATTTGAAAATGCATTAACAAGTATAGATTATAGGTTTTCTGATGGAAATGTTTATAGAATAGGAGGAAAATTTTCAAATTGCATTTTCAATAAAAATATTTTTAACGAAAAAACTAATTTTATTTCCGCAATCAAACAATCTTACAATTTATCTGTAGATAATATATATTTTTATATTAATGAGAAAAATAAAAATGATATTTCTATAAGAAATAATGGAGACATCAATATTTTAAATGAAGATGGGACAAGAAGTGATATAGGTATATATGGAGGTATGACCCCGTATATATTTAATTTTTATAAATTTTTGCTAAAACAAAATCAAAATTATTATACAATAAAATCCGAATTTTATAAAAATAACAATTACAAGCCTATAACCGAATTAGAAGGCAAAGAAGTATTAACACAAAATAATTTTGAAACTTATGGCATAGATGATTTAAATTTATTAACTAAAACTATAGATACTCGGGTTATTAATGGTATAGATAAGGGTAGATTGGGTAGTGGAAAGTATTTTGAGGTTGGTTTATATAATTGCTGCAAGAGGGTAAAATCACAACCGGTATTAGATTATACTGATAATATAATGCCGCAGATGAACGCGTCTACTGTGAATGGAATTACTGTTACCGCTAGTAGTACTGAAGGTAATTATTATCCATATCAAGCCTTTGATAGAAATCCGTCTAATGCTTATGCATGGAGCTCAAATAGGTACGATAGTCCTGAAATAAGACAGAGTGCAAATTTATATATAAACTTCAATACTTTAACTAGAAAAGTATCAAAATATAAGATCTTATCATACTACTGCTATCCTTATGACATTAAATTGTATGGAAGTAATGATAATACTGATTGGAAATTATTGGATGAAAGAAATAATGTAGTTTCTGAATATAAATGGTATGATTTTAAATTTAAAAATACAATAAATTATCAATATTATAAATTTAATTTTAAAACAAATGAGGAAAAAGTATTTATTAATGAAATGGAATTAATGGAGTTAATTATACCGTTTAAATATTTAATCGAATATAATTCTCAACTTTATACATTCAATAACACAGAAATAATTCTATCATCATCACAAGTATTAGATGAAAATAACTTTATAAATAATGGGTTTGTAGATGCAACGGCAATTACAGAGGAGCAATGGAATACTGCTTTTCCAGATAAGTCTAATCTTAAACTTCTAATGTGGACAGATGATATGAGTAAAACTGATGTCAGTTTAGAAACAGAGATAATTCCCTTTAGACCAATAGATAAATTAAAGAAAAATAGTCATTTTTGTAATATATTATTTAATGAAGTATAAGAGGTGATATGAGATGGCTACAATAGGACAACAATTACTTCGACTTAAAAATGTGCAAGATAATAACTAATATAAAATAATTTTGAAATAAATAAAATGAAGAAAGGAATTATGAAAATGCCCAATAATTATTCGTTAAATTTAAATGGAACTGGTTATATTAGTGTAGATAATTTTCCTTCGTTTGGTAATGAATACACTCTTAAAATTTATATTTGTAAAAAATATAATGAGTTTCAAAAATGGACGGGTGTATTAATGAGAGGTGATTCAGATACATCTCAAGGAATCTATATACAAGATGATAATACATTATGTTTTACAAATAGTAAAAGTGGTAGAGTTATTTTAGATGATATGAAGAACTATAATATAAATGAGTGGAATTGTATAACTATTACACATAATAATAAAACTTTAAAATATTACAGAAATGGTAAACTTATAAAAATATTGCAAAATTTAAGATCGATAAATAGTAAAGAACAGTTATTCATAGGATATTGGGATAGATTTTGTAAATTTAATGGAAATATTGCTGAAATCGCAATATGGAATACCTGTTTGAATGACAAACAGGTATTAAATAGTTATAATAAAAAGCTTACTGGAGAAGAAAGTAATTTAGTTGCTTATTGGAGAATTAATGAAGGGAAAGGAGATATAATTTATGATTTATCAAATAATAAATTTAATGGAAATGTAATAAATAGTGAATGGGAAGTGACTGCACCTGCTATTACTTGTAACAAGTATTTATTAAAACAAAATAATAACTATTACTCAATAAATAATAATTATATAGATTTAGGAGAGATAGATAATAATAAAGAATTAAATAATTTAATAAATGAATATGGTTATAATGATTTATCTATACTTACTAAAGAATTAAATACTAAAAAAGTACCTGCAAAACTAGAAAATGATTATTACAAGTCCTTTGATATTGATTTAAATGATATAAAAGATGTTATAAATCTTATAGAAGAAAATGATAAAAAATGCATTGAATATAGTTGTAATAATTACAAAATATCAGATAAAGTTAAAGAAATTAATGATGGTAAATTTGAAGTGTTAATGAAGGAATGATGATAAGAATAATATAAAATATTCATTTTAAATATAATAATTTTTGAAATTTAATAAAGAAAGAGATGATTTTATGGGAAATTTTAAACCAGCTTGGGATTTAGAATATGATTGTAGTGTATTACCTAGTGCGTCTGGTTGGCATAATGTTGTAGGTGGAAATATGATGAGTATCATAGATGAGATGCTTTACATTAATGATAATTCCATATCTTCTGGTTCATATTTCGAAATGAAAAATGTAATTAATGATAGTAATATTGTAACTCTTGAATGTACTATAAAAGTTATGGGTTCTAATAAACATTTTTCTGTACAAATGCAAATAAATGATAACAAAATGGGAATGTTGATAGGATTAGAACCTAGCAAACTTACTATAATTGATGCAAATCTTTCAATTATAAAATCTATAGATATTGATTTAACTGATTTTAATATAATAAAAATTATTAAATATGGTCAATCTAAATTTGAATTGTATATAAATAATAAATTTATTTATGAAAATAGTTTAAATGACAATGGTAAAAATTATAATGGACTAATTATAGGTGCTGGTTCCACTGCATTTTTAGGTGAGTTATATATAAAAAATGTAAGATATTGTTTAGATGGAATACCAATTTATTATTCAGGTTCTTATTTAATTAATCAAAATGAAAATTATTATTCTACTAATTCTAATTTCCTTAATCTTGGACAACTTACAGATAATACTCGATTAGAAAATTGGTACAATAAATATGGTGCAGATGATGTAAATATAATAACCCAAAATTTAAATAATAAAGAATTCCCTATGTCTAAAGATGAAAATGATATTTGGAAAACTGATTTTCAATTAGATATTAATGAAGTTATAGATAATATTGAATTAATTGATACAGATGAGAATAATAAATCCATCAAATACAATTGTAATGATTATAGAATACTAGATTTATGTGATGATCAATTTAAGTTAACAATGTGTAAAAGTAAATAAAGATAAATTAGATGACCATAATAATAGGTCTTTTTTTATTGTAGAAAATTAGAGCATAGATATTATTTCTATTGCTCTAATTTTTTTGCAATACAAGAAAGTCTATAGATTAAAGGTATATACAAAAGATGTGTTTTATTTAATGGAGGTATAATGTGGAGTTAAAAGTTTGTGAAGAAAAACATAAAAGACTAGAAGAAAAAATTAATGTACATGATATTAGACTTAATGATCATGGGAAAAGAATTGATAAGATAGAACAAAATCAATCTAAAATAGATACTAAAATTGAGAACCTTTGTGATCAATTAAAACAACTTGTATCTGTTTTAAAATGGTATATAGGATTATCAGTAGGAGCTTTGGTAAGCTTCTTTTTTTATGCAATTCAACATAACATTTTTAAATAG